TCATGGCTTGGATCCTGGCGTTGGGCATGGATAGATCTTGCTCACCATCGACAGGGCCAATTCAGCCGCGCTCCCTGTAAGTTGATGTGGGGGCAGGCGCTTCATCTGTTCGGCAGCTTCATAGCTGAGGTCGTGCGCGACGGGCTGACCATTTGGGCACCACCGCACGCCGACGGTGCCGTCGAGCAGTCCATCCATATATCCCATCGCCCGCTCGCGGCGGAGCGACGCTAGATCGTTTTTTGGCATTGCCGCCATGTCGCGCACGAACTGTTCGCCGGTCATAGCCGGTGGATGCGGCTCCGCTGACGCCCCTAAAGGCACTAGGGCTAACAGCAGGATCAGAGGACATAAGCTGACCTCCATTGATTCGGTTGCGGCAGAGCGAGTAGCGCGACATTGATACGCATTGCTAGTGTTCCATCGTCCCTGTAACTGTGCGCATACCGTACGCCTAATGCGTCGCCAGACTCTCTGTGACATCGTGTCACCCCACTGCCGTTCTTGCCTCATCGTGACCTCCATATGTGAGAGGTCATACTGACAAAGTATGCACTACAGCAAGCGGACTTCTATCAAGGACTGGCACAGCCGTCACTAGTAAAGCCCATGGAAGCCAGAAAAGCTAGGGCAGGTCTGGAGTAGGGGGTATGCGGAAACGAACTCAGGTTTAACGTAGCGTCAAGAGTCGAGGAAGTTTGCTGAGCAAAGAAATTCGATGCCGTGCAGAGAGGACTACAGGCTCAATGTTGAGGTCGTGTCCGAATGTCAGACCTGACCCCGGCTTTTGTTCGGATCAGAACGCAAAAAGCCCAGTCCGAAGACTGGGCTTTTTACTTGCATTCTGTGGGGTGGCTGATGGGGCTCGAACCCACGACAACAGGAATCACAATCCAGCCGTCAAATCGCCCTTTCGTTTTATTAATCAGATACTTGCAAATCTGACTTTCCAACGACAGTATCAGAAACCACCCCAATCCATGCGGGTTTCAAGAGACCCGTTGGAAAGTTTTGACGCTGTTGGCCGTGTGCGATCCGGTCATTCTGTGGCCTTGGCGCGGCGCTCGGTGCGCCGGTCGTAATGCCGGTGAGTCGTCGCTGGATTGGAGTGCGCAGCGAAGTCGTAGGCGTCATCAGTACGGTTCCGCAGCTTGGTCGTGATCGCTGCAGGGCGCACGTCGGACAGGGCGAAGTAGGCCGGATGGTCCGTGAGCTTGTAGCCTTCGTACGGCGCAAGATAGGCGCCGGTCTTCCGCGCCGCACGGTAAAGCACCTCCCATTCGCGCTTGGCCACCAGCTCGGCGGCTACCTGTCGATCGAACGACGCGATCCAGTCGAACATGGCATCGGTCCACACCGACCCCCATCCGCTCTTGGAGTAGGGCGCGCCCTTGGCATTCGCGAACAGGTATAGTCGGCTGGCCGAATGCGCTTCCTTCGCCCGCGCCACCACCGCGCGCAGCCGCGGCGACCACTCGCGCAGCTTGCTCACCTCATCCTCTCCCATCTTCCTTTTGGCGCTGACCACCCGCACGCCGTCCTTCTGCAGGCCGGCCACGTGAAACGGCCGCACCTCCGCCGCCCGGAATCCCGTCAGGTACGTGAACATGCTGGCGCATCCCAGCACCTGGTAGCCGGGTGACTGCCTCAACGACCACAGGTAGAAGCGTACGATCTGGCTCCGCGTGATCGTGCGCACGTCTTTCTCCGTCTTGTTCTGCATCATGTCCGTGAATGGGTTCGCCTCCATCAGGCCCCAACGCACGGCGTAGTGGCTGATGGTCGACATCAGCGACAGCTCTTTATTTGCCTTGGCTGGCGCGCCGGCCTTCGCCCGCGCATCCAGGTACTGGTAGCCGTGCACCGTCTTGAGAGCCATGGGCCGCATGGCGCCGAAGAACTTGATCAGGTTGGCATAGGTGCCGGTGCGCACCGCCAAGCCATCTTTCGACTGATCACGGTAGTGCGTGGGCGCGACCTCATCCCGGAAGCGTTCGATCAGCTCGGTAACGGATCCGGCCACCACCACGCCTTGCTGGACGTCGAGCGCCTTGCGCTTGGCGCTGCGCTCCGCCTCGAGGATGCCTTTCTTGTCGCCGATGTCGGCCGTGCCCAGCGTCTCGCTCGTCCCGTCCGGGTGCTGGTAGTACCACGAGACCTTCCGCTTCCCCACGCGCTTGTAGAGGCGGTCGATCCCGGTGCGCTCTTTACGAGAAGGCGCTGAGGTTTGGCGTGTCGGCATATCGTGAGCGCGTCGATTCTTCGGAGATACCCATTTTCTTGTCATGATAGGCCCTGGCCACACGCGGCAACCCCGACGCGCCGATCTCGAAGCGCCACTTGTGCGAAGAGAGCCAAGTCACCATCCTGCTGCGCTGATTCGGTTTGCAGTCGACCAGCTCGGCCAGCTCGCTGGCGCTGAGGTATCCGGCGGTGGCCATCGGTTTTTCTTCTGTGCTTGCCATACTATTTACCTTTCTTCATGCCGGCGGCCAGGCCGGTATAGCACTTGCTGTGAAATGCCTTCTTGGCCTGCGCGCCACCCGGCGACTGCGCGCGCACATACCGCTCGCCAGTCCGTACGGTCATGCCGCAGAAGGCGCACAGGTGATCGCGGCGCGCCGTGTGTGTGATCTCGTCCAGGGCGGCCATCAGGTGCTGTCCTTGTTGAGGGCATGTAAGGGTTCGTCTTTGAACTCGCCGCACACGTGCTCGCGTGGTGTCATCACGTGGCCGACGCCCGGTGCCAGGCTGCTGCTCTCGATGCCGAGCATTGCGAAACGCTCAACCCCAGCAACCGGAGCGCTCTTGATGCACTCGCCCACCAGTGAGTTGTGCCACCGCCACCAGTCGCAGCCAGCGCAGCATGGGCCGTTGGCCGCATGGAACGCGTCAACGTTCGTCTGGGTGCGATCGTGCCTGCTCATCACGATGCGCTCCCTTCCTGGCGCCGAATTGTCCGAGCCATCTTGGCACCTACGCGGACCACCTGCATCAGGTTGTGCCACAGGGGAACGTCCAGAACATTGGAATAGAATTCGCCCTTTCCCGAGATGAAGCCCATTTCCACCTTGCTCTTTCTGATTGCGAATTCTTCGTAGGCATATTCGCTACCCCAGCCCTTGCGATCACGTTCGCTCAGCTCGTGCCACTGGACATAGAACTGATTGCTGTCGATATCACCCAGGTCGCAGATCCGCAGCCATGCGGGATGCTTCGCGCACCACGCTGCTGCATGCTGACTGGCCTGCTCGACTGAGAAGAACTCACCGGTCTGCACTCGCGCGGTCGGCGCGGCGAAGGTTCCCGCTGGCCCGATCACGATCCGCTCCCTTCCTGGCCGCCGTCGAGCTGGGCGGCGCGCTGGCTAACGCCTCGCTCGAACGCGGCACGCGCTTCCGGGCTGGCTGCGGCCAGCAGCGTGATGCGAAGCGGCCCGTTGCGATCATCTCCCTCCATTCGAGCATGCATCTCGCGCTTGTCCTGGGCACTCAGGCCGCGCCACTTCGAGATGTAGCAGTCGCCGTGCCAGATTGCTCGCGGCGACCCGGCCTGCATCGAGCCGATCGCAAAGCCCAACTCTCGCAGCCAGTCCACAGCAGCATGGTTCGCCGCGAAGTCGCCCTTGTCGTTGAATTCGATGATGCTCACGCTGCGCCGCCTTCCTGGCGCTCGCCTGATGTAGATGCCAGGGCCGCTGCCCCTGCATTGAAGTAGGGCAGGCGGCACCAGTGGCTGGGCGGGTGCATCTCGTCGCCTTCATCGTTGTAGTAGGTGCCGTCGATGTATCGCCCGCCAGTCACCGCTTGCGGGTTCTCGCTATTGCCGTAGGGCCAGTACCGCAGGGCGATCAACTCGTGCTCTGGGGGTTCTGTGTCGTCGATGCTGATCCACCCCTCCTGCACCGCTACCTGACCAGCCTGCCCCTCGACCGGCGCGGCGAACAGCTTGGTGCCGACGCGCGGCATGTTGTCGCTATCGAACCAGGTCACAGCCGGCTGGCCGTCAACGTAGCCCTTGAACTCGGCAACCGGCGCGTGCGCGCCGGCCGGCGTTTCGACCACCAGCACGCGCTCGTGCTTTTCAGGTGCGTGGCTGAAGGTGCAGCCGGCCGGGCCGACGGTGCCGTGTTTCTCGCTGGTCATGCACAGCGACCAGGTGCGGGGGAGTGCGTTTTCCATCAGTCTTCCTCTCGATGTCGGTTTATGCGGCGCGGGACTGCTATCGCCAGCTTGTTCTCGGCGCGCAACCGATGCGCTTGTGCGATCGTTGCTGCCGCTTCTGCGACGACCAGCTGGCGAAACAGGTCGCGTGCCATCTGTTCATCGCTCTGGTAGGTGATGCGCAATTCTTCGAAGGTCACAGCGGCCACCCGTGGGCGATCGCCGAGGCGCACGCGGCGCAATACGCGACCACCACCGCGCACTTCCACTTGATGGCCCGCAGGCGGTGCTCGTTCATGGCATCCCCTCCAGTGCTGCCATCGCGCGGCGCAGCTGGCCGGCGATGACGTCGCGGTCGCGGCGCGCCTGGGCGATGGTGGTCACCGCTGCGCTCACGGTTGCGGCCGGCGCGCGCAGCAGGTCATCGATCGGCGCGAGGGACAGCGCGCGTACGGCGTAGATGTCGGGCGACCCCTTGATCAAGTTCAGCTCGTCCATTGATACGATGTCGCGCCAGCGGCGATCGCACCAGGACAGGGCGCGATATTGATAGATGACGCCTGCCGGCGCGAGCGGCGCCGATTCTTGCGTGGTGTCGGTCATGGTCGTTTCCTTGGTTCGGGTGAGCGCGCTGCAGCGTGAGCTTTTTCGATCGCCACCTCGCGCTGGTAGCGGCTGGACTGCGAGTTGATGCGCGCCTGCCGGATGGCTGCGCGGTCGGCCGGCGTCAGGCTCTGCTCGTCGGCAGTCAGCGCGCGGGTGCGCTTCTTCGTGGCCATGGTCAGCCCTGAGCCATCACGGTGACGCCCAGGGCGCCGTCGTCATACGCTGCATCGATCAGCGCATCACGGTCGCCGATGGCGGTGTAGGTGGTGCTGCCGGCGCTGGTGCGGGCGGTGATGCGGTAGCTCATGGCGGTCCTCATTTCGTTTTCGGCCGCGCAGCAACCCGGCGGCGGGCCGGTGCGCGGGTAGGGTTGAGCGCGGCAGCTTCGTCGCGCTTCTCGGTCAGCATCTGGATCGCTGCTCGCACGATCGCGGCCATAGTCGCGGCCTGGCGGTCGGGATGTGCACCGTAGTGCTCGACGATGCCGCGGCGGCCCGGGCCATAGCCGACGGTGACCGCGCATTCCTCGAGGTCGTGCTTGATGTTCAGCGCGTGCTTGATGGCCAGGGCGCCGGCAGCGCGCGGGTGGCGGCGCCACTTCGGCAGGATCTCGCTCGTGCGGATGCCGCTACCGCTGCCGATGTGACCCGTCATCAGGTAGACGTTCGAGTCGATTGACAGGCCCAGGCCGCCGGGCATCGAGGTGCGCACATGCAGGTCGAGCCGCGCGATCTCGCGTTCTTCGGCGATCGCCTTCTTCAGGTAGTCCTGATCGTATTGCTGGGTCATGCCCGTTTCCTTTCGTGTTCGCCGGCGCGGGCCGGGGTATGGGTTGTGGCGGCTGCCAGGCCTCGTACTTCAGAGACGATGCAGGCGCCTGAGTCCTGCCAGCTACCACACAGCGCGACTCGGTCCCTTTGTTGGTCGAGTACTTCCCAAGCCGCGCTGTGTGGTGACTGTAAGAAGCGGAATCACAGCTTCGAACAGATGACTCTATTAAACACCATGTGTACTTTTGCTGTCAACACTGTGTTTAATATTCTCTGCGGTTGAGGTAAACTTGGTGCACACCGCGCGCGGCTCGGTGGCCTGCTCTAGCTACAGGCGAAAAAATACCCGCGCTGGGCGGGTGAGGAGGGAGCGAGGATGACAGAACGTCGACGCAAGAACGAGACACAAAAGGAGCGTGAGGCGCGCGTGGGCGCGAAACTATTGCTGCGGGGCTACGAGCGAGAACTCGGCGGTTTTACGGTGGAAGACTTATTTGACCGACTGGGATTTTGCCGGTGGCTTGCCGATGAGATCCGAACCTGCTCTCCTGACGTTAGCGCCCAGGAGCGTGCTCGGCTGCATTCGAATCTGCAAGAAAAACTATATGTTATCGAGCTTGCTTTGAAGCGGCTTTTGGGTATTTCTGAATCAGCATCCCCATACGATATACCATCTCGCCTCGGACGGCGCCCAGTCCGAGACTCCATTTCGCGCTCGTTGGACTCGTTATCGGATACTTAGAAAACTCTCCATTAGCTTGGCGAATCGCTGGAATAAGATAGACCTGCTCAATTGGACTCTGAGGCTCGTATTTAGAAGCGCTCAATCGCTTATGCTCAGCTCTAATATCCTGCTTTAGATCGGATGCTTGGGCCTTGAGTCCCACCTCGTCCAGATGGGGCGGCGAGGCTGATATTAAACTATCGAATCGCGCGATATAGCCTTGCAAGATCAATGCAACTCGATGCGCCTCATCAAATTCATCCATGCTACCTCCATTGGCATCCAGGCGTGCCGTAGCGCCTACGTCTACCTAAAATGCGTGCGCCTGAATTTTCGTGAAGGTCTTCGCGTCAGTCGTGGCCAGCATCTTTCTGCCGTCCTTCAAGTGCATGATGAACGTCACGTCCTTGCCTTTGCCGCCCAGCAGCAGGCCGGCAAGCAAGCCAACCGGCCCGAGCGCAGCGCCGCCGACGAGACCCCAGCCGATTGTGCCGGCGGTGCGCTTGACTTCCTCCTCGGTGGCCACCGTGACGCTCTCGACCTGGCCAATTAGTACGATGTTCTGCCCGAGCAGTCCATCACCCATCTGCCAGGGGAGGGTAATGACGCCACCATTCGTGGTGCACTTGCCAGTTGGGAAATCTCCCGCGTGAATTTCTAGGGTCGCCATCACTTCCTCTTCAATATGGGCTCGGGCCGCGGCCCCGGTTAGAACGGTAATTCGGCTTCGATTTCGACGACATCGTCGAGCGTAATCGCTGCAAGAAAAATATCGTCCAGATTCAACGCCTCAAAAATAGGGGCGAAGTTGAACGGGGCATACGCGCGCTCGCCATCATCAAACGTGACAAGCATGATCGGGCGCCCAGGGAAGTGAGGCATGATGCGCGCGATCAGCGCATCACCTGGCCCAGGGCATACCAAAGCGCTATCGGGAAATGCGAGCACGACACGGTACCCGCAGATGTTCACGATAGCAGTGTCGATTTTCAACGTCGACTTGATCGAGGGCTGAGAATGCGTGGCGGCTGGTACACCACCATCCCGACGATATCGCACTGGGCCTGGCGCACGTCGAGATCATGGAACTCCGTATTGAACGACCGAAGGCACCAGGCCGATCCTTTCCTCACCAACTGCTTGACCAGCGGTTCGCCGTTGTAGTTGAAGGCGAAGATGCCGTCTTCCTCTGGCTCGATGTGCTTGCGGCTGACTACGACGACTTCTCCGTCGTCCATCATCGGCCTCATGCTCGGCCCCTTCACGCGCATAGCCATGAGCCACTGAGGCTCGACGTCCAATTCCTCTAGCACTCCTAAGGGCAGCTCATAGATACCGCCGTCGTCCGGCTCAAGCTCCGTTACGAAGCCGGTCGCGCCGGCGCGCAGCTTGATTTGAACGAACCGGATAGGCACCGTCGCAGGCGCCTCCACGCCACGAACGCGCATCGGGCTGAAGCTGAAAGGGGCTTCATCCTTCGGCGGGCCGGCTGGCGCTGCCGCTGGCGCAAGGAGCATTTCTCCCTCGCCAGAGAGAAGCCAAGTCGCCGACACGCCCCAGACGGTTTGCGCCTTCAGCGCACCCAGCTTCGACAGGCCTCGGGACTCCCAATTATTGACTGTTTGCGGCGATTGGCCGAGCGCAGTCGCGACCTCGGTCTGACCTTCGACCTTAGCTAATTCTTTGGCCGCTTGGTAGAGCCGTTCCATCTGATTGTGCATGTCGCAATTATCGCCTAAGTAAACAAAATGTGTTACACACCATGTTGACTTCGACCTTAAACATGGTGTTTAATGGAGCCATCACCAACATCTTATGGGCGGCTCATGTCAAACGATAAAGAAACGATCGAACACCTCGGCGGATCGGCGAAAGTCGCCCGCAAGTTGGGGTACACGGTCCAGCGCGTGCAGAACTGGAAGGAGCGCGGCATCCCTCCGAAGGAAAAGCTCGCCCGCCCAGATCTGTTTCAGGCGCCGCTCGGCAGCGGCCAAAAGCGCCGGCGTCGTGCTGTGAAGTGAGATTGAAGTTTCCATATCTGCATTGTCGCGCTCAAAAACTTTCCACGCACCATTTGTTTGCAGGAACATCACATGAACTACAAAGACGCCTTTTACAAGACCGTGCACGACACCCCTGGCGGCTGTGAGGCGCTGGCCGTGCGCATGGGTTACACCGCCGGCCTGCTGCGCAACAAGGCCAACCCGAACAGCACGACCAACGTGCTGACGATGGACGACGCATCGCGGGTGATGGAGCTGACGGAGGATTACGCGGTGCTGCACGCGCTGGCGCGCCGCCATGGCTTCGTGTGCACCAAGATCGATGCGCAGCCGGCGAGCGACATGGCGGTGCTGGAGTCGGTCACGGACATCTGGGGCAGCCTGGGCCAGGTGGGAACACTCGTGCACACCGCACTTGCCGACGGCCGCATCGACGCCAACGAAGTGCAGCACATCGAGAAGGCGATCTTCGTTTCGATTCGCCCGATGATGGAGCTGCTGGCGCGCCTGAATGGGATGGCCGAGAAATGACCACCTTCATCCCAAAACGCGGCAGCGTGGAACTGCGCAACGCCATCCTCGACTGCATTGGCGCCGGCATGCATCGCACGGCCGAGATTGCCAAGCACCTGAACGTGAAGTCTGATCAAGTCTCGACGCGCCTGGACTACCTGCGCACCCTGGGCCTGATCCACGCTGGGCGAGTTGATGACGCCAAGCGCGGCGGCTTCGTCAACGACTGGCGGCTGGGCCCAGGGCCGGGGAGTCAAGCCTCGTACGATGCGAAGGACCTGCCGCGACGCCGCGCCACCGATGAACGCCGCGTCATCTTGAGTTCCGCTTATCCGGCCATCGACCGCCGCGACCCGCTGGTGACCGCGCTGTTCGGGTCGCCGATGGTGGAGCGCCGTGCCGCCAACCCTGCGGGACCAGCATGAAAGGCTACGTCAGCATCCACAAGTGGCTGGGCCGCTGCGACGAGCTGAAGTCGCCCGAGAACATGCAGTTCACCACCAGGCCGGCCAAGAGCTGCCGCGGCTGCTTGTTCCAGGGCCAGCACTCGGCCGTCTGCGATCGCGCCTGCGACGTTGCACAGCTCGCTGAGCTGGAGCACTGCACGCGCGGATTCATCTACGTCGAGAGGCCGGTCGACGCCCGCCAGCTCTCGATCATCCAGGGGACGCACTGATGGCCAATGGTATCGACTGGTTCCGCTGGCACCACGGCAGCGTGAACGATCCGAAGTTCGGCCTGGTCGCCCGGAAGGCTGCTGCGCGCGTCGGTGACGTAATCGCCGTGTGGGCACTGATCCTGGAGCAGGCCAGCGCGAACGCTGAGCGCGGCCTGTTCGGCACGATCGACTGCGAGGCAACCGACTTCCTGCTCGGCGCCGACGACGGCACCACGGCACGCATCTTGGAAGCGATGCAGGGTCGCGCGCTGGTTAATGGTGATCGTGTAACCCGCTGGGAAGAGCGTCAGCCGAAGCGCGAGCGCACCGACCCGACGGCGGCTGAACGCAAGCGTGAACAACGAGAGCGTGACAAAGCAAATAGTGGTTCTGGTGCTGGCGTCACGTCAGGTCACGCCATGTCACACCAAGTCACGCCTAGAGAAGAGGAGAGAAGAGAAGAGAAGAACAACGACGACAGCGCGAGCGCTGCGGCTGGCGCCGGTGTCGTCGTCGTCGATCCTGATCCTGCCGAACCTGACAGCCCACGAGCTGCCGCAATGCCACCTCGCGAAGACCTGCCGGTGAGCACCGATCCTGCGGTCGTCCTGTCGGTGGCTCTGCGCAAGCTGGGCGTCAGCGCGACGTTCACGCACCCAGCCGTGATGGACTGGGCGGCACGGAAGGTCCCGATGGCGGTGCTGCATGCCGCAATCGCCACGGCGCGGGAGCAGAAGGGGCCGAATGCCAGGATCCCGCCGAACTACCTCGTTGGCATGGTTGACGAGCTGCTGAATCCGCCAGCCGCGCCAACGACGTCGTACGGCAAGTCGCCGGCCGCGCCGATCCAGGTCCGCAAGCCGCAGGGCATGGACCCGAAGGGCACTGACGAGAGCTACGAGCAGTACGACGCCCGCATCCGCGCCGCTGAGGCCGCGCGCCGCCAGGGCCCGAACCCATGACCACGAACACCACCGGAGGCAACATGCTGACCCTGCAAAGCCCTGGCGCTGCCGAAGCGACGATGTCGAGCCGCGAGATCGCCGACATTTGCGAAGCGCGCCACAACGACGTCATTGCGACGATCGAGCGCCTGATCAACGAAGAGGTTTTACGACTTGGTCGTAATACTGCCCGGGCCCACCAGGCCGACGGCGGCGGACGCCCGACGATGGTCTACGACCTGACAAAGCGCGACTGCCTGGTCGTGATCTCGGGCTACAGCGCCGCGCTTCGCGCCAAGATTATCGACCGCTGGATGGCGCTGGAAGCCGCGGCGCCGGCGCTGACCCTGCCGCAATCGTTCGCCGACGCGCTGCGCCTGGCCGCCGACCAGCAGGATGTCATCGAGGCACAGGCTGCACAGCTCGCTGCTGCAGCGCCGGCCGTCGAGTTCGTCGAGCGCTACGCCGATGCGACTGGCACGAAGACGTTCCGCGAAGTCGCCAAGCTGCTGCGAGCGAACGAGAGCGCATTCCGCGAATTCCTGCTCGACCAGAAGGTCATGTATCGGCTGAACGGCGCGCTGACGCCGGGCGCCCACCACATGGACGCCGGCCGCTTCTGCGTCAAAGCCGGTACCGCCCAGAACAATCACGCGTTCAACTCGGCGCGCTTCACTCCGAAGGGCGTGACCTGGATTGCGGGCGAGTGGGCAAAGCACCAGGTGGCGCTGCGCCAGCACGCGGGCGCGGAGGTGGCAGCGTGAGCATCATCCACGTCGTATCGGTGTCAGGCGGGAAGGATAGCGCCGCGACCTTGCTGTTGGCCATCGAGCGCTTCGGCGCCCACCGGGTGCGCGGTATCTTCTGCGATACCGGCAACGAACACGAGGCGGTGTACGAATACCTGGATTACCTCCAGCTGGCCACCGGCGTCACGATCACCCGGCTCACGGCCAACTTCGACGCCGAGATCGCCAACAAGCGGATGTTCATTGCCCGCGACGTGCGCACCAGGCGAGGCAAGGATGGCCGCCGTGTGCGTTGGACCAATAAGGCCAAGCGTCGCGCGCTGGCGGTGCTTCATCCGACCGGCAACCCGTTTCTCGACCTTTGCATGTGGAAGGGGCGGTTCCCGTCGCGCAAGGCACAGTTTTGCACCGAACACTTGAAGCGCAACATGGCAGTTGAATACCAACTCACCCTGGTCGAGGCCGGCCACACAGTCGTGAGCTGGCAGGGCGTGCGCCGTGACGAGTCGCTGAACCGCCGCGACGCCAAATCGTTCGAGCACATCGGCCCTAGCATGTTCGCCTATCGCCCGCTGGTTGACTGGAGTGCGCTCGACGTATTCGCATATTGCGCCAGTCAGCAGATTCAGCCGAACCCGCTTTACAAGCAGGGCATGACTCGAGTCGGCTGCATGCCATGTATAAACGTCAACAAAGCGGAGTTGATGCAGATTGCTCGCCGGTTCATCCAGCACATTGGCCGGATCTACACCTGGGAGCAAATTGTTGCGACTTGCAGCAAGCATCAGGCGGCCACGTTCATACCCGCTCCGGGCCGAGGCAAGATCATTCACGACCAGCAGGCATATGCAAAGGACAACGGCATCTGGTCGGTGGTGGAATGGTCGAAAACCAGTCGCGGCGGTCGGCAGTTCTCGCTACTAACCGCGCTTGACGAGCCGTCGGCTTGCTCATCGGAATACGGGCTGTGCGAATGAACACCGCCCACGACCCCTGCGCTATGTGCGAGCGCTTCAAGGCGACGTTGCGTACCGACCTGGCGCCCGGCTATGGCTGGTGCATCGGCCACGAGCAGGAGAAGCCCTGGGACTATCACCCGTGCCCGCTGTTCAAAGAGGCAAAGGACCGGGCGCCGCGTGCGCGGTATGTGGCGCAGCAGCAGGCCAACATCGAAAAACAGAAAGAGGCAGCATGAAAGACCATCCAATTTTGTTCAGCGGCGCCATGGTGCGCGCGCTGCTCGAGGGGACGAAGACCCAGACGCGGCGCGCGGTAAAGCTGCAGGTGCAGCACGACGATAGCTGGGTCGGCGGTTGGAAGATCGTACACAAACGCGTCACGCAGGCGCTGTTAACTTTTAACCAGCTGGGCGGCAAGCTGCTTGGCAGCGATGCTGCTATCTGTCCCTACGGACAGCCGGGCGACCGCCTGTGGGTGCGCGAAACGTTCTGCGATCTCGATGACGGCGAATTCGAATACCGGGCTGACGGCGAGTGCGATCCGAACGTGGTTCCGCGCTGGACGCCAAGCATCCACATGCCGCGCGCGGCCAGCCGCATCCTGCTCGAGATCGTGTCGGTGCGCGTCGAGCGGCTGCAGGACATCAGCGAGAAGGACGCGCGTGCCGAGGGCGTAACGATCGAGAACCGGCACATGGCCGGCTACTGCGCCGGCCAGTTCCTGCCGCCATCGATCCGCGCGTACCGTGACCTGTGGGAATCGATCAGCGGCGACGGCAACTGGGGCGCGAACCCATGGGTGTGGGTGGTCGAGTTCAAGCGGGTGGCCGCGTGATTGTCGCTTCACAGCTCGCCGGCTTATTCCTCCGGCAGGTCGTTCTCGTGCACCGCATTAGCATTCGGCCGCTCGTCGATGATGGCTTTGGCGACGCGAATGGCCCGACTACGCGCAGCGCCAGGATTGTCGTCAGACGGCTGAACGGCAAAGCGCGGCTCGGTCGCGGGATGAATGATCGGGCGGATTTGCACGGCTGCGTGCCAGCGCGTCGAGCCGGATTCCTCGTTCGAATAAAGCTCAAGCTCGATTACGTAACCGCGGTAGGTGCCTATCCGATCCATTACTTCACTCCCAACAAAAAGGACATCGTAGCATGATGCGTACCCCCATCGCCCGCACTGGCACCCTCAAGCCCGCGCGCACCCGTAAGTGCGCCGTCAAGGGCTGCGGCAACCGCTTTCAGCCGCGCAACATGACGCACAAGGTCTGCGGCCCGGACTGCAGCGCCGTGTTCGCCGCGGCCGAGCGGCAGCGCCTGGACGCGAAGCAGACACGCGAAGCCAAGGCTAAGCTCAAGACGCGCACCGAGCACCTGGCCGATGCCCAGGCCATGTTCAACCGGTACATTCGGGCGCGCGATGCGGCGCTGCCTTGCATCAGCTGCGGCCGGCACCACACGGGCGCGTGGGACGCAGGACATTACCGGTCGGTCGGAGCCCAGCCGGCGCTCCGCTTCCACGAGGACAACACGCACAAGCAATGCGTGCCCTGCAACCAGCATAAGGGCGGCAACGCCATCGAGTACCGCATCGGCCTGCGCACGCGCATCGGTGACGAGCGGCTGGAGTTTCTGGAGCGCGAGCACCCGCCGGCGAAATACACGATTGAGGACGCCAAGCGTATCAAGGACAAATACGCGGCTAAACTTAAGCAGATGAAGAGGGAGCCTTAACGTTCCTTGGAAACAATCGGACCAAGTAGGCGGCAAATTGTCATGAAAGCTTAGTTTGAAACGGCGTCAAGGCTCGGCACAAAGCGTCGCGGAATCTCTCCGGGTCTGAATCCTTGACCACATAACCTGAAGTGCCGAGTTGCTCAGTATGAGCACGATCTTCAGGGTTCACCGACCCTGACAAAATGATTACCGGGGTAGCGGTGTTTTTAGGATCTGAGCGGAACATGGTCAGAAACTCTATGCCGCTGACTACCCTTAGCTTAAGATCAAGCAGAATTAGTGCAATTTTTTGGTCTACTGCTAAATGCCATAACGCAACACCACCGTCTACAGCGTGAACGACTTCATTATGCAAGTCGCAACGTTTTAACGCGTGGATTGTGAGTTCAGCGTCGAGGAGAGAGTCTTCGATCAACAATATCTTTTGGCTCATGCCGACATGATATCAGTTAGCAGCGAGGAGAATCTGGCATTGCGCCTGATGTAACCTGCTGAGCACTTCGAGGGCGGAAGCAATCACCCGGCAAGCTTGCTGATACTCACCGATTTGGCGCAATCAACGTGCCAGGGAAATTCGTAGCGGCACTCGCCGTTCTTCTGAAGTTGGAACCCAGCCAGGATGGCATCCAAAGCCGTCTCGTTCGTATTCAAGAGCGCGCCAGAGCGCCAGGAGAGTCGATGGGCCTCTCAAAACAGCAGTGAGGCCAGAGTAGCGAAGAGATTTCGCATGTGAGTGGACGATGTCGCACTCTGTTATTAGGATAACGGTCGCGGTTCGCAGAAAGCTTTTAAGTTCGCCGGCAAAGGACCGTCTCTCACTTAAGCGAGTAGGGGCTGAAATCAGGATTACGTCGATACCGCACATTCTGACGATGTTCAATGCTCTAGCAGATGTTGATGCAATGAACGTGGCGTAGCCAAGTAGCTTCAGCTGTATCTGAAGCGTGGATGCGCGCACCGGGTCGTCCTCGACTACGAGAGCAATTTTCATTCGGAAATGCCCTTAATTTTAGTCAACACTCAATGCTATACGAATAGTCGTAAATACGTAACCGAGCAAGGCGCTGCTTGTATGTAGGATGGGGACTACGCCAGAGCCGGATCGTCGGCGCTGCGAAAAGCGCAGGTGGTGCGCATCGTGCTGGAGCGGCGGTATTCAGAGACCCCGGAGGACCAGTGAAGGTGATGGCCACCGGCGGACATCCTGCCGGCTTCTATGTTGTAAACGTACCTCGTAAAAACAAATTCAATCCGGGAATTTCTTGTTGGCATATGCTACGCTCGCTTGGTCGTCCTTTATAGAAGAGCTAAATCATGGGGTTCGTTGACCGCTATATCACCGCATTGAGCGCATCGAGCCTGCAGGACGATGAGCGCCATTGCCAAGCAGAGCCGCTTCTTGCGTCGGCGCTGGCATCGACTTCGGCAGGCGACCTAGGCGCGCTACTGCACCGTGCGAAGTACGCCGGCACGGCGACCCAGAACATGGCTCACGCGGTCGCAATGCGCGACCTGGTCGAGAAAGCGCTGGTCCATGCAATCCGGAAGAAGGACGCGAACCGCGAGGCTGATTGCCGCCAGGCGCTGCAAGGTGATGCAATTGTGCTGGAGAGCGGAGTGTTGCTTTTGGCCCGTTTGCTAGCCCTATGGACGGCCGAAGTGATGAAGCGCGGCCGCGCGCGCCGATGGGTGCCAGAGAACACGGCATGGGATGCGGAAGCGGCGATCAAGCTGTACCGTACTGTCGCAGAGAATTCTCTGGCTTACTGGCTGAATGGCCTGTGCGATCCATGTGGTGGTACCGGAGTGGCGGAGGCGCGCGCATGCAAGTGCTGCGCCGGATCAGGCAAGGCCCCGCTGGTGATGGCGGCTGGGTTTGTCCGTGAACACACGCTGAACATGGTGAGCGAGTTGCACAGCATCGCCGATAGCCATGCGACCCGCGCCGGTGCCAAGCTGCGCGCGCTAGCGAACTGATGGGAATGAAAAAATGCTGTGTATACGCACAGCTTTTTCGTGTAAACTAAGCACCTACATTCTTCCGGCCTCGTAAAGTGCGCGAAAGCGCCACCGATAACCGGAACTCGCGACAGCACCCCAGCCTTTGGTGCTTTCGCACGTCTGAAGAAAAGCCTGAACCGTTAAACGTTCGGGCTTTTTCTATTTGCGGCCCACTCAGCAGATAGCTCTGAGGCACGCCGTCTCGCCCGCGTAAGGGCCACTAATCAATGCGGATGCAGCTGTATGGACACGAATCGTCTATCATACAAGCCGCGGGTGAGAGCCCCGCCGTCTGCCCCCTTTCCAGTCCTGTGCCAACAGGACCTTCGCCGCCCCTCGCATCCATGCGCCGGGGCGGTTTTTTTTCGAGGTACGCATGAGCGTCGAGTCCGAAATCATTTGGATGCGCGTGCTCGTGCAGTTCGCGCGCGAGCACCTCGCCATCTTGGGTAAACGATGAGCATGCCTGTCGAGGTCTACCGCGACCAGATCATTCGAGCTGTCACCGGCAACCAGCCGGCGATGGTATTCCGCGTGGTCGATGAGACTGCGCTCCGGCGTCTGTCCGATCGGCTTGCCGAGTCCGAGCGCGCGCATGCGCTGCTTCGTGCCAAGGGCTACGGCGGGACCGGGCTGCTGCTTGATGAGCTGGCCGCCCTGGTGCCCGACAAGCCATGAAGCTGACTGCCCTCAAGTCCCGGCTACAGACGGCAGCGCCGCGCGTCGCCACCCTGGCCGCACGCCCTGGTGTCGTGGTCGAGCGCAAGCGCGGCTATGGCGGTGTGCTGGACCGCCGCCGCATCCGGGCGCGTGACTGCGATCTGTGCCAGGAGTGTAAGCGGCAGGGCCGCACCACCATCGGCTACCCGGTCGACCACATCATCGCGCTAGCCGACGGCGGCACCGATGACGACGACAACAAGGAAACGCTGTGCGTGCCGTGCCACGACGCGAAGTCGGCACGCGAGGCACGCGCCCGCGCGCGGGGCTGACCCTCATTGCCCCGGCAGGGGGAGGGGGGGGGCAAAAAGCTTGGAATCATCTTTTGTCAGACACCGACTAGTTCCTCACGTAGAGATAAAAGTCCCCTTCAAGGAGTTTGTTAATGGCTTTAACAGGCAAAAAGCGAGCCTTCGCCGATGCCGTTTTGGCCGGGCTCTCCAATAAGGATGCGGCAATCAGTGCCGGCTTCAGCGAGAAAACAGCATCAGCAGCCGGGTCACGAATTGTTAAAGACCCGGATGTTAAAGCGTACCTCGATCAGCGCCGCCAGACGCCGGCATCGGCCGGCGCAAGCGCGTTGCCGGCGCCGGGCAAAACCGACGAAGCGTTCGATATCCCGCCAACTGCGGACCCCGTCGAATTTCTCACGAAGGTCATGAACGAGCCGGCAGCCGATCTGCGGCTGAGGATCGATGCAGCCAAGGCTATGTTGCCCTTCAAGCACAAGAAGCTGGGCGAGGGCGGCAAGAAGGACGAGAAAGAAGCAGCAGCGAAAGCGGCTGGCACCGGGCGCTTTGGATTGAGGGTCGTGTCATGACAACTTGGACGACCGCGCTACCGGATTGGGAAAGCCGCATTGTAGAGCGTCAGTCGATGGTGCCGGTCAAGCCGCTGTTCCCCGAAGAGGCGGAGGATGCGCTGAGCGTATTCTCGGCCCTGCGCATGGTCGATGCCGACGGCAGCCCGACAATGGGCGAGGCGTGCGAGCCGTGGGTAATCGATCTCGTCGAGGCGCTGTTTGGCTGCTACGACCGCAAGCGCAAGCGGCGACTCATCACGAACTATTTCCTGATGGTCTCCAAAAAGAACGGCAAGTCGATGATCGCGGCCGGCGTGATGCTGACCGCCCTGATCCTCAACACCCGCCAGGCTGGCGAGTTCATCATCTTGGCGCCAACGAAGGAAGCGGCCGACAACGCGTACAAGCCAATCCGCGAGATGATTCTTGCTGACGATGAGCTGAACGACCGGTTCCACGAGCAGCAGCACATCAAGACCGTCACCTGCCGACTCACTCGCGCGACACTTAAAGTGGTGGCTGCGGACTCGGCGACCGTGACCGGCAAAAAAGCAATCGGCGTCTTCATCGACGAGCTGCACGAGTTCGGCAAGAACAGCAAGGCGGCAGCAATGCTGACCGAGGCGACCGGCGGCATTACATCTCGCCCGGAAGGCTTCGTCTTCTACTGCACGACTCAATCGGCGGAACCTCCAGCGGGCGTGTTCCTGGACAAGCTGAGCTATGCACGGAAAGTGCGCGACGGCAAGGTCAAGGACCCTAGGTTCCTGTCGATCATCTACGAGTTCCCGGACCATATGCTGAAAAGCAAAGCGTACGAGGATCTCGACAACGCCTATATCACCAACCCGAACTGGGGTATCTCGGTGGACGCGGAAGTAATCGAGCAGAAGTTGCTGGAAGCGACCGAGGCCGGCGAGCACGCAGTGCGCGACGTCAGGGCAAAGCACTTGAACATCGAGATTGGTCTGAACCTCCGCTCTGACCGATGGGGCGGCGCCGATTTCTGGGAAGCCGCAGGCGACCAGACCATCACGCTGGAAACGCTGCTCGAGCGGTCCGAGGTTGCGGTCGTTGGCATTGATGGCGGCGGCCTGGATGACTTGCTGGGCCTGGCGGTTCTCGGCCGCGAGCGTGACACTGGCAAGTGGCTGTTGTGGTGCCACGCTTGGGCGCACGAAATTGCGCTCGAGCGCCGGAAGGAGATTGCGCCGCGGCTGCTGGACTTCCAAAGGCAAGGCGACCTCACTATCGTCGCACGCCCTGGCGCTGATGTCATGGCCGTTGCCGACTTGGTCTGCCAGGTTCGCGATTCGGGCCTGCTCCCGGACGAGAAGGGAATCGCGGTTGATGCCTCCGGTATCGGCGCGATTGTCGACGAGCTCATCACCGAGGATCGGGGCATCGACTTCAAGCAGATCGTAGCGATTTCCCAAGGCTACAAGCTGAACGGCGCCATCAAGGACACCGAGCGAAAGGTCGCTGGCCTTGAGCTGCTGCACGCCGGGCGCCCGATGATGGCATGGTGTGTCGGCAACGCGCGCATCGAGGACAAGGGCAACGCCATCCTGATTACCAAACAGGCCAGCGGCAAGGCCAAGATCGATCCGCTCATGGCTACGTTTTGCGCGGTGTCACTGATGGCGCTGAACCCCGCCGGGGCGGCGGCGCCGGAAATTCACGTATTGGACTTTTAATGACCGGACAACTGTTGAACCTCGAGTCGACCACGCACAAGTCGCGCGTGCTTGATTCCTGGATGGCCGGTCGCGATGGCGCTGCAGAGCGCGCAGGCATCGTGGCGCTGGGCGAAAACTCCAGTGGCAGCACGTCGATGGGCGAGCTGGCCAACCTGCTGGGCGCAGCGCACCGGTCGTCTTCCGGGGCGGCTGTTACGGCCGAAACCGGCATGCGGGTATCAGCAGCATACGGGTGCATGTCGCTCGTCGCCGGTGCAATCAGCACGATCACGGTTGGCCTATTCGAGCGCAAGGGCAATGACCGAGATACTGCCGACCACGATTACTGGTGGATGCTGAACGAAAAAGCGAGTGATGGCTGGACCGCTGCGGCAGCTTGGGAATCGATCATCTTATCGAAACTTTCGCACGGCGACGGTTTCGGCGAGTGGATTCGGCCCAGCCCGTACAGCAACCGCGTCACCGGCTGGAAGCCTCTCAAGCGGCACACGGTGCAGCCATTTAAGGATGGCAAAGATGTCTACTACCGAATTACCCCCGAAGACGGGCCGATGTATGTTCTGGACCGAGCAGACATCATCCATCTTCCAAGCCTGGGCTTTGATGGACTGACAAGCCCAAGCCCTCTGACGTACGCCGCGCTTGAGGCGATAGGTACCGCGTTGGCCGCGCAGGAATATACAGGGCGATTCCTCTCCGGCGGTGGCAACTTCGATTACGCGCTCAAGACCGCGTCGAAGCTCGATAAGCCCCAGCTTGAACAGTTGAAAGCATCGCTCATCGCTCGCGCGCAGAACGGGGGGCGCGGCCCTCTGATCTTGTCAGGCGGCCTGGAGCCGGCGCAGCTGAGTGTGAATTCGAAGGATGCTGAGATATTGGCCACCCGCTTGTTCACGGTGGAGGAGATATGCCGCATCTTTGGTGTGCCGCCCTTCATGGTAGGGCACACCACGAAAACTACGTCCTGGGGCTCGGGCGTCTCTGAGATGGGCATGGGCTTCGTCCGCTACACACTGCAGCGGCACCTCACCGCGATCGCGCAGGAACTGAACAGCAAACTGTGGCCGGTGCGCCAGCGCTTCTTTGTCGAGCACATCACGGCGGCACTTGAAAAAGGCGATATGAAGGGGCGTTACGACGCTTACCGTACGGCGCTGGGCCGTGCCGGCGAGCGGCCGTTCATGACCGTCGACGAAGTTCGCCGCCAGGAAAACCTGCCGCCGGACGCCAAATTGAACCTGAATGGAGACACAAGTGCCGAACAGTCTGACCAAGCTCCTGGCGAGCAACAAGAAGCGACCTGAGCGCGTCCCGCAGTCCAAGATCGTGGCCAAGGCCGACGAGGTCGAGATCTACATCTATGACGCGATCGTGTCGGACGAGGAGACAGCCTACTGGATGGGCGGCGTTTCGGCCGAGGCGCTGGTGCCGCAGATCCGTGACATTAAGGGCGGCACGATCCACCTCCGCATCAACAGCCCGGGCGGTGACGTGTTCGCGGCCCAGGCCATCTGCCAGGCCATCCGTGATACCGGCGCAAAGGTCATCGCGCACATCGATGGCTACGCGGCCAGCGCCGCCACCGTCATCGCCACTGCTGCCGACGAGGTCGAGATTGCCGACGGCGGCTTCTACATGATCCACAATGCCTGGACCTGGGCGATGGGCAACGCGAACGACATGACGTCGACCGCGGGCCTGCTTTCGAAAATCGATGCGTCGCTTGCCGGCCAGTACGCCAAGAAAAGTGGCATGTCGGTGGAAGACCTGCGCGCCGCCATGGACGCCGAGACCTGGTACACCGCCGAAGAGGCAGTGGCCGCTGGCCTCGTCGATCGCATCGCTGAAGGCAAGAAGGTCGGATCGTCGTGGGACATGAGCGCCTACGCGCACGCCCCGAAACCTGCGCCGTCTGATCCCGATCCGGTCGACCCAGTCGCTACCGAAGAACACCGCGCGCGCCAGCATCAGCGCATCGCCACGATGGCCCGCCTCCAAGTTAGCTGACGCTCTCGCGCCACTAGACCAGCCACCTCCGGGTGGCTTTTTTTATGCCCACCGGCCGCGAGAGCGGACCAACCCTTGAAAGGTATTACATGACCAAGCTCGCACAACTGCGCGCGCAACGCGATACCGTGGCCAAAAAAGCCCACGATCTGAACAACAAGTACCCGGCTGATCAGCGCATGCCAGCTGCCGAGGCGGAGAAGCTCGACCATATTCTGGCCGAGATCACCGATATCGATGCTGAAATCAGCCGCGAGCAGCGCATCGCGCAGCTGGCGGGCGACAACCCCGAGGCGCAGCACCGCGCTGCACTCGAGGCGGCGCAGCGCCAAGGCGCCGGCGCAACCGACGAAGGTACCGCACTGCGCGCGATGCTGGCAGGCGGGCTGTCGAACCTGTCGGCCGAGCAGCGCAACGCCATGCGCGCACGCGTCAATCACGATATCCAAGGCGCGATGTCGACAACGACTGGCGTTGAGGGTGGCTATACGGTGGCGACCGAATTCAGTCGCTCGCTGATCCAGGCGATGAAAGCGGCATTCGCTGTCCGCAGTGTTGCTTCCGGCATTCAAACGTCGACCGGCGCCCAGATGCTGTTCCCCACCGCTGACTCCACCCAGGAAGAAGGCGAAATCGTCGGCCAAAACGCTGGCGTCACCGCGCTGGACACCGGTTTCGGCTCCGCATCGCTGGACGTTTACAAATACTCGTCGAAGTCGATCGCGCTTCCGTTCGAGCTGATCCAGGATTCGATGTTCAACATCGAAGCTTACATCGTCGAACTGCTTCGCCTGCGCCTGGGCCGGATCCAGAACCGCCACCACACTGTCGGCACTGGCACCGCCCAGCCACGCGGCGTTGTGACCGCCTCGACCGCCGGCAAAATCGGTGCAACTGGCTCGGCCACCACGGTGACCTATGACGACCTGGTCGATCTCGAGCATTCGGTCGATCCGTTCTACCGTCCGGAGGGCCGTCTGATGATGCACGACGACAGCCTTCGTTCGATTCGCAAGATCAAGGATGGCCAGGGTCGCCCGATCTTCGTTCCAGGCTACGAGCAAGGCAATCCAGGCGGCGCGCCCGATCGCCTGATGGGCCGTGAAATCGTCATCAACCAGCACATGGCGCCGATGGGCGCAAGTGCGAAATCGATCCTGTTTGGCGACTTCTCCAAGTACCTGATCCGCGATGTGATGGACGTCACCCTGTTCCGCATGACCGACTCGAAGTACACCGAGAAGGGGCAAGTGGGTTTCCTGGCGTTCTGCCGTTCGGGCGCCAACATGGTTGACGTGGGCGGTGCCATCAAGCACTTCCAGAACAGCGCAACCTGATCGTAACCGGCGGCCGGCTGCGGCCGGCTTCCTCACCTGGAGAACAACATGGCAGAAGCCAAAAAAGTAAAAGCGCGCGTCCTTGCTGCGTGCGCGCTAGGCCAACCGAATGACGTGGTCGAGATCGATCCGGCTGACGTGAAATCGCTGGCCGAGGTGGTCGACACCGATCCGAAGGCTGTGGCCTACGCGGAAACGCTGGCAACCGAGCAGTAACCGGGCAGGCCGTGATGACCCATCTGCACATGACCCCCGAAGTCTCGACCATTCGCGCGTACTCCGCGCCGGGCGGCTACGAAGCGCGCCGCGCGTACGACGGGATCATCACGGTCACCCACCTGACAAGCAGCACCGTGTATGTGCACGGCGCCGTCGGCAAGATCGACCGCGCGGCCTACGAGTGCGCACTGAACATGCTCCGCGAACTCGGCGTCACCAAGGTGATGTACGAGCGGCGCGGACAAATGAAAATCGTCGAGCTGGAACCAATCAACAAGGCTGTCTAAAAATATGGCTATTACCCAGCAGGCTTTTAAACTTCGTCCCAACGAGCTTTATAACGGAGGCTCAAGCGGGGTGCGCACTGCGCTCTACAAGTACGAGTTCGATGCATCATTCAACCAAGTACAGTTCCTTGTGGGTAGTAAGCAAGCCACCGGGACGCCAGGCACGTACAAGATTCAGTTCGCGGTAACGGACGAGATTGGTAACGACACCCGCGACAAGGCATGGTTGCCGCGAGTCGCAGGTGTGACGTACAACGACAAGTCGGCTAACGGCTGGAAGGACGCAACGTTTGGCGGTGCAGCTACTAAGCAAATCGGCCTTGCTGTGAACGACGGCAACAACACCGTCATCCACATGAGCACCGACGTGATGAACCTGTCAAGTATTCCTCGCGCTGACGGTAAGCCCGGTGGCATCTTGCTGGTCAAAGTCACACAGGTAGACCCTTCCGGCCAGTTTTATTCTGCAAGCAGCGCGGGTAATGCGTGGGATACTGCGCGCGGCATTCGTCCGTGGTTCCGCGAATGCCGGGCCACCGGCCTCAACTCCGACGGCATCGCAGATCTTACCAAGCTGCCCACAGACGGCTATAACGGTGGCTACGAGCTCCCGGGTTTCCCGATAGTCACATCGACTGCGAGCGCCGTCCCTATGGACGTGGTGCTGTTCACGGGCGACAGCCGTAAGTGCGCCGCGTATATGACGTACTTGTTCGGAGCGCCTGCGCGCATGGCAGCCGCTTCGCTCAGTACGCCGGGCCGACCGATCAGTACCGTGAACGCCGCCGGGTCAGGGCACAGCCAGACCCAGTACCACGCAATCGCAATGGGCATGATAAACAACGGGTTGCGCCCGACGCTGGTGCATACCCCCGCCTTCAGCCAGAACGGATTCTCGAACTTCGCTACGTTCAAGACTAACCTAGACAACTTCATGGCCGCTGTGCGCGCAGTGGCGGGTCTCGCGGATGTCAAGTTCGTTTTGGATACCGACTACGGCGTCAAAGGTTATCCCGGTGACGCGAGGGAGAGCCAACGCCAGCAGTGCATTGCATACGCAAAATCGTTGCATAACGGGACTACCGTTTTTTGCTTCGACAGTGACCCCATCATCACTGATTATTCGGTAACAACCACGACCGGGGTCCCAATGTACGCCCCCTATCGCGTAGGGGGCGACGATATACACGTTGGTCCGGCCGGCCTGAACGCAATAGCGTATGGCGCCGGTTCAAGTTCGAGCCTGACGGCAACGTATGCCGCCGCGTTCGGCGTGACGAATGTCGCCGTTATACCCGGCGCGCCAGCGATCGGCACCGCTACTGCAGGCAACGGCTCGGCAAGCATAGCCGGCACGGCGCCAGCAAGTACGAATAACGGTGCCATCACCGGCTATCGCGCAACGTCGACCCCAGGCGGCATCACCGCCACGTCGTCGACGCTGCCGGTAAACGTGACGGGCCTGACCGATGGCGTGAGCTACACGTTCACTCTTGCCGCACAAAACAGCGCGGGCTACGGCCCCGAGTCGCCGGCGTCGAACAGCGTCACCCCTACGGCAGCGGCGGCCCCTGCGCCGGACACGACCGGGCCTGTGATGGTCGGCGATATCACGGTATCCGCAGTCACAACGTCAGGCGCTACCCTGTCGTGCCCGGCGGCGACAGATGCAGTCGGCGTCGCTGGCTATGAATACAGCATCGATGGCGGCGTGAACTACACCGTTATCCCGAACGCCGCCCGTTCGGTCGTAGTTTCGGGGCGACCCGCCGGCACTGCGCACGCGGTGCGCATGCGCGCCTTCGACACTGCCGGCAACCGCGCCACGCCGCTGTCGGCGAGCTTCACGACGCTGGCCGAGCAGCCTGCGCAAAATGCGGTCGCTGCCTCGACAGTTGCGGAATCTCGGCGGGTCGCATTCCCGGGCGGTACCCGCGTGGTGGCGTTCGGCAGCGTGCCAGGCGCGCGCACGCCAAACGCCCCGTACCTCGATGCGGGGAAATGGTGGAGCGAGAAGCACCCGCTCGACGAGCGCTACTGGGTGGCGAACCTCACGATCGACCTGGCAGAGCGCGGCACTACTGCCGTGGCGGTTGAGGCCATCGTCGCTGGCGTGACCGTTATCCAGCAGCCAGTCATTCAGGGCAAGCTGATCGCGGTGAAGTTGGGCGGGTTCAACGCCGCATTGAACGCGGTCAACTTCTGCACCTTCCGAATTACGTGCGCGAACGGCGAGAGGTTCGATCGCACGATCTGGTTCAAGCAGCAGGTGGGCGTGTACTCGCTCAACAAAGATGCTGACGATCAAAGCTACTACGTCGGCGATATCGGGAACGATCTGGCTGACAGCAACACGACTGCGATCGCGGTGAAGGCGCTCCCGGTCGGGGTGGAGGAGCTGGTGCCGGCGGTGATCCAAGGCCCCCTGGTCCTGGTGAAGCTGGGCGGCATGGACACGCTGCCGGCCGGCGTCAATTACTGCGACCTGCGCATCGACTGCGCCAACAGCGAGCGGTTCTACCGAACCATTCAATTCAACAGGGTGGACAACTGATGATCGATGCATCGCAACTGCCGAGCGTGCCGAACACCGAGCTGCTGAAGCAGCAGGAAGAGGCCGCTGTCGAATACGCGCGCGCGCCGGCAGTGCCTGGCGCGGCGCACGGCGCCGGGCGGCCACCGGCAACACAAGGAACTATCCGATGAGCCTGCGACTGATCACCCCGCCTGCAGCGCTGGCCGTGTCGCTGGAAGCTGCGCGCTTGTCGGCGCGGCTAGACGGGCCCGAGGCTGACGTCGAGCTGCGCCAGGTCATCGGCCAGCACACGCGCGACGCCGAGCACGAGACGGGCCGCGCGCTGGTGCAGCAGACCTACCGGCTGACGCTCGACGCCTTCCCGCCAGCGTTCCGGCTCGAGCACCCGCCGATCCTGGCTGTCGAGCACATCAAGTTCTACGATGCCAACGGCGTGCGCCAGATCCTGCATCCTGACGACTACCTGGTCGACAACGAAAGCGAGCCGGGCTACATCGTGCCGGCGCCGGGCCGGGCCTGGCCAGCGACGCAGGCGCGCATCAGCGCGGTCGAGGTGCAGTACTCGTGCGGCTACGGCGTCGACGACAGCACGGTGCCGGCCGAGATCAAGGGCTACATCCTGGGCAAGGTTGCCGAGCACTTCGCGCCGGCCGGCACGCCCAAGAGTGAATTCTTGGGCGGCCTGCTCGATCGCGCGCGGGTGTACCTGTGATGAACGATCGGATCACCCTGCAGCGGCCAGGGCCTGGCGCTGGCAAGCTGCGCACCCCGGAGACCTGGGAGCCATTCGCTACGGTCTGGGCGCATGTCCTGTTTCCGAGCGGCGCCGAAGTGGTGCGCGCCGGCGCTGAGGTCTCGATCGTCAAGTGTTCGATCCGGGTCCGCGCCCGCGCCGACATCGATACCTCTGCCCGGGTGCTGTTCAAGGGCAAGGCGTACGACGTCGAGTCGGCGCTGCCAGACTCGCGCGACTCGCGGTTCATGTTCCTGGTGTGCAAGGCGGTCACATGATCGACTTCGATACCTCCGCCTTTGAGGCTGCGATGACGGACGCAAGGCGAACCATCACTGAGGCGCTCGGGGAATCGACACTTCGGACAGTTGGATTTGCCGGCGCCGAGGTCTTTCGTGATCAGGCAAAGCAGAATTCGCTGGCCAACAAGAAGACCGGCATCCTGTTCGACAACATCATCGTCAAGCGCTTGGAAGAGGATTCAGATGGAGGGCGGCGCCAGGCGTACATGGTTACCGTGCGCAGTGGCACTGCCGCCAGCCCAGGCGCCTTTTACTGGCGCTTTGTCGAGGACGGCCACAAGTTTGTTCCCAAGAACAAAAAAGTGAGCAAGAAGACGGGCAGGACAATCGGCTGGAAGGCCCACCGAGAAGCAGCTCAGCGCGTGGCGGATCTAGAGTTTGGAAACAAGCGAACCCGGGCCTATCCGTTCATGCGGCCCGCCTACGACAGCAAAAAACAGGAAGCCATCGACGTCATGACGCGAACCCTGGCTGAACAGATCGCAAGGAATGCAAAGTGACTCCAGAAGATCATGTTGACGGTGTGTTGGCTCACCTGGCCGAAGGGCGCGTCTACCCCGACGTGGCGCCGCTGGACACCGATACGCCGTACATCACATACCAGGTGGCGGGCGGGGAGCCTATCAACTTTCTGTCCGGCGACCGGCCTGACAAGCAGTTTGTACGCATGCAAGTGAACGTCTGGAGCAAGCATCGCGCCGAGGCTGCCGAAATCAGCATGCTGGTCGAGGACGCATTGCGCTCCGCCACCGCGCTGCAGGTCGAGGTCGTGTCCGGCCGCACGTCCACCTACGACGAAGAAACCGATTCCCGCGGAACCATGCAGGACTTCATGTTGTTCTGCTGACCCGAACCAGCTTTATCCCCAAGCCGCCCTGAGAAATCAAGGCGGCTTTTTTCTTGCCCGGCTTCCGGGCTTTACCCCTGAAAGGCCGATATGCAATTGCCAAATAACATCGCGTTCGCTCTGGCGTCCGCATTCTCCGCCGCCGTCCTCATCAGCGCCGCGAGCAACGCTTCGGAAGCTGTGTTCACCGCCACCAACACGTTCGCCGCTGGCGACTTCGTCGAATACACCGGCGGCTGGAGCAAGGCCAACGGCCGCGTGTTCCGCCTGAAGGTCGCCACCGGCACCTCGTTCACCATCGAAGGCCTGGACACGACCGACACCAGCCTGTTCCCGGCTGGCGCTGGCACTGGCAGCGTCCGCAAGATCACGACCTGGGTGCCGATCACCGGCGTGACCGCAGCTGAGATCTCGGGCGGTGATGCCAAAAACGTCGAGGTTCCGCTGGTGGACACTGACGTTCCTGTGGTGCTGCCCGACGGCTTCACTGCCACCACCGTCACCCTGACGACCGCCGACGATAAGTCGCTGCCACACCACGCTGCACTGAAGAAGGTCTCGGACAGCGTGACGCTGACCTGCCTGCGCGGCCTGATCCCTGGTGGCGGCGTGCTGCTGTACGCCGGCTACTGCTCGTTCAACGAGTCGCCGAGCCTGTCGAAGGGCAGCGTCATGGCGGTGAAGTCGATGTTCTCGCTGCAGAACAAGGTCGTCCGCTACTGATCCGTGTTGCCAGCTGGCGCCGAATGATCGGCGCTGGCCTTTTCCCAACCCGCGGGGTAGCGCCTCGCGGGTCTTTTTTTACCTCCCCACTGAAAGAAAAACATCATGGCAAAAGCAAAACTCTCCCTGGCTATCGCCGCCACCTTCAAAGCAATCGTGTCGATCCCGGTCGCAGGCGGCAAATCTGCCGACGTCGAGTTCATCTTCAAGCACCGCACTCGCGACGACTTCAAGGAGTTTGTCGAAGGCCTGCATGGCGCCGAAGACGTCGATGCACTGATGGACATTGCCAGCGGCTGGGACCTGGACGAACCGTTTGGCAAGGAATCGATCGAGAAGCTGGTCCAACGCTACATGGGCTCGGCCCAGGCGGTGCTCGACGTGTACATCCGTGAGCTGACGGGCGCGCGCGCAAAAAACTGAGCGACGTTGCCACCGCCCTCTACGAAGCCGGTCCCACTGACGCCGAACTGGCGACCGCGGGCCTGACCCGGGACGAGGTGGCAACGTCGGTCGAGATCTGGCCTGACAACGTACGGGCTTACAACCTGTTCTACGGCCTGCGACGGCAATGGAATATCGCCCCGATGGGCGGGCCGATCGGACTAAACTTTCTCGTTGCTTACAACCGCATGGACCGGATGGGGCTGACCACCGACGAATACAACCAACTGGACGAAGATTTGCAGGTAATGGAAGAGGCGGCGCTTCTCGCGATGCGTAGCTCGGACTGAATGCAGTGCCGCCGCCGGGCGGCTTTTTTATGGGCGGCGAATGAGCACAATCACCAACGAAGCAGTAATCAAGGTCACCACCGACGCCTCCGGCGTGGAGGAGGGTGGTCGCCGTATCGATGCATCCACTGCGCGCACTGGTAAAAACCTCGAAAGCCTGGCCGCCACCGCGCAGAAAACGGGGAAATCGCTCGACAATCTGGGCGGGTCGAATGGCCTGCGCACGGTTGGCGATGGCGCCAGCACGGCGTCTGGCAAGGTCGACCGCGCCACGATCACAATGGCCGCGTCCATCCAGCGCGCAACCGCCGCAGCTGATGCTGGCGCGAAAAGCGGCGCAGATTTTTACGCAAGCCTGGCCAATGCACGCGGCCTGAACATGACTGCGCTGCGCCCATATCTGGACCAGCTCGACGCCGTCACCCGCAAAACGGCCCAGGCCGCTGCAGCGCAGCGTCAACTGGACGCTGGCAACAGCTTCTTGGACGGCCTCCGCTCACAGGCTGATGGGATCGGGAAAACCGCCTCGCAGCTGGCCGCATTGCGTGCCGAGCAGCTCGGCGTCGCTGACGACGCACGCCCGCTGATCGAGCAGCTTCAGGCGGCCGAAGAAGCGGCCGGAAATGCTGGCAATTCGGTGAGTGGATTTAGCGCAGCTTTGGCCAGTGTTGCATTCGGCGGCGGCATCGCTGCGGTTGCCCAGCTTTCTGACCAGTACGGCAAGTATTTGGCCCAGCTCAAGCTGGCCACGACCGGCCAGAGCGAATTCACGAATGCTCAAAACGCTGTGCGAAGCATCGCGACGTCAGCGCAGTCCGACCTGTCGGCTACCGCGTCGCTGTATGCGAGCATCACCAAAAGCACGCGCGACTTGGGTATCGCCCAGTCTCAAGTGGCAGGCATCACTGAATCCGTGAGCCTGGCATTGAAAGTATCGGGCGCGTCGACTGGAGAGGCCTCGTCGGCAATCTTGCAGTTGTCCCAAGCATTTGCATCGGGCGTACTGCGCGGCGATGAATTCAACTCGGTCAACGAAGCTTCGCCACGCCTGATGCAGGCGCTGGCCGACGGCATCGGCGTTCCTGTGGGGGCGTTGCGCGCGATGGCGGAGCAGGGGCAGCTGACGACTGCGGTACTGGCTGACGCGCTGCCACGCGCGCTTGGCGCGCTACGTAATGAAGCCCGTTCGGTTGAGACCATCGGGGGCGCGGTCACCGTGCTCAAGAACAACGTGATGGAGATGGTCGGCGCTACGGCGCAGTCGAGCGGGGTGGTCACCGTCCTCTCTGGCAGCATCAATCTTCTCGCCAACAACCTGACCCTGGCGGCCGGCGCGATGGGCACGGTCGTGGCTGTCAAGCTTGGTACCGCTCTGCATGCATCGGCTGCAGGTGCTGTAGCCTCAATGATGGCGAACCGCGCTCTTGCGCTGAGCAACCTTGCATCGGCACAGTCGAATGTCGCCGCGACGGCAGCAGCTTCGGCCACGGCTGCGGCGCGAGTGAACGAACTGCGCGCTTCAGTGCTGGCGGCCCAGGGCAACGTGGCCCTCGCCATTACGAACAATGGCCTGATCCCGGCGCAAGCGCGGGCGACGGCTGCCGCCTCAGCGCACGCTGCTGCTCTGACCGCGCAAGCAACGGCTGCACGTGCGGCGTCCGTTTCGGGCGGTTTGGCGAGCGCCGCGCTCACTGCTCTGGGCGGCCCGGTCGGTGCCGTAATCGCAGTTCTCGGCATCGCCGCGACCGCGTGGGCGGTTTTTGGCAATAAAGCTGAGCAGGCGAACGATCAAGCAACGCAGTCAACCGAGGAATCGACCGGCGAAATGATCGTGCGTCTCGACGAGCAGATTAAAAAGCTGCGTGAGCGCAACGCGCTGGCCGCCACCGAGCCGCGCATCAAAGACCTGAGCGGCGTCAGCGAAGTAGACAAGGACGGGCTGGCGCGCGCCAAGGCGGCACTGGACGCAAACAAAGCGGCGCAAGCCGCCGCCGGCGCCAATGCGCGGGCCCGCATGATGCTCCAGCTCGACGAAGTGGAGCTCTCGGGCAAGTACGAGGCCGCGCTCGGGCGTGTGAAGTCGCTTCAGAGTGAGGTGGCTACGGCGACATTGCGGACTCGCACCTCCCGCCTGGACGACTGGTATGCGCAGAACGGTTCGTCGGCCCAGCGCCTGGCTGCCGAACTGGAAAAGCTGAAGAAGGAATTCGGCGCGATCCCACCAGAGATGGAAAAGCTGGTGCGTGCAAAGTTTGCAGATCCAGCTTCGATAAAATCGATCAAGGATCAGGCAACGGCCGCAAAGGAATATGCCGACCTGGTCGACCGCATCAATGGCAAAAGTGCTGGCGTCGATTCGGACTACCAGGAAAACTTGCTCAAGCTGGCAGCCGGCTATAACGCGGGCAAGCAGTCGCTTGAGGCCTACCGCGCTACCGTTGAGGCATACATCAGTCAGCAGCCGTTCGCAAAACAGGCGGAAGAGGAGCGCCTGCGTGCACTGAAGGAAATAAGCGACTTCCAGGATAGCTACTCGAAAGGCCTGGAGGCGACCAGCAGTGTCTATGCAAAACGGATTCTGGATGCAGAGACCGAGGCGACCCGAAACGCCGAGCTGGCCGAGACGTATGGCCTGACCAAGTCGGCGATCGAATCGCTGGAGTTGGCTCGCCTGCAAGACCAGCTGGCGCAGCGTTCGACCCTGGGCCTGACCCTGGACGAAATCGAAAGCCTCGAGAACCTGATCGACGCGAAGAAGCGTAATGCCGGTTCGATCGCAAAGATGGAAGGGCTCGACGCAGCCAAGAAAGCCGGCGAAGAACTTGACCGGCTTCTGGATCCGACGAAGGCGCAGACTTTCGGCGAAGCGCTGAAGGGTGCGTTTGGCGAGGCTGGCGATTCGATGACTCAGCTGGTCACCGCGCTAGACGCCTACGGCATCCGTCAGGCCGGGGTCGACAAGGAGCGGCAGCTTGCAGCGGTCGCGTACGCGAAAGACTCCCAGGGTCTGGCCAACGCCACTGCAATCATCAATGCCAGGGAGGTGAAGTCGCGCCTGAGCGGCTACGGCGACATGGCCACAGCGGCCAAGGGCTTCTTCGCCGAGGGCAGCAAGGGCTATGCCGTTCTGTCGGGCGCGGAGAAGGCCTACCGCGCGGCCGAGCTGGCGCTGGCGCTGCAGGCGATGGCGAAGAAGATCTTCTTCAAGCAGGGCGAGGTGGCCGCAAACACGGCGCTGAACGCGACGAAGCTGACCGGCGAGGCTGCGGCAAGTGCAGCATCGACCGGCCTGGCTGCGACCGAGGCCAGCGCCTGGGGCGTGACTGCCGTGGTCAAGGCCATCGCATCGCTGCCGTTCCCGCTGAACTTGGCGGCCGGCGCCGCGACGCTGGCGGCAGTGGTCGCCATCGGCGCGAAGATGGTTGGCGGGATCGGCGGGGGCAGTATCGCTTTGTCCGAGCAGCGGCAAAAGGCGCAGGGCACCGGTTCGGTTCTCGGCTCCGACGAGAAGTCGGCCTCGATCGCCAACTCGCTCGACCTGATCGAGAGCGCGACGTCGAAGGAGCTGAACATCAGCACCGGCATGCTGGCGTCGCTGCGCAATATCGAGGCCGGCATTGACCAGTTCGCATCGCTGCTGGTGCGCACCACTGGCGTGACGGGCAAGTTCGGCGCCGACATGGGCAAGAACGTGTTCGATTCGAAGGCGATCGGCATTGGCGGCGCGGCTCTTGGTGGCATCGCCGGCGCGGCCGGCGGTGCGTATGTCGGCATGGGCACGAGCTACATCGGCGCAATGCTGGGTGGCCCGGTCGGCATGGCCATTGGCGCGGTGCTCGGTGCTGTCATCGGCAAGACATTCATCGGCAAGGGCCTGAGCAAAATCTTCGGCGGCAAGCAGACGGTGGAAGACACCGGCTTCACGATGGGGAGCGCGAGCTTCGGTAGCATCATCAACGGTGGCGTCAGCGCATCGCAGTATGCAGACATCAAGAAGGACGGCGGCTGGTTCCGGAGCGACAAGAAAAGCACGCAGCTGGAAGGCATCGGCGCCGAGGGCAACCGTCAGATCAGCACGATCCTGACTTCGCTTTACGACACCGTGTTCGAAGCCGGCAGCCTGCTCGGTATCGGCGGCGATGCGTTCGCGAACCAGCTGAACAGCTTCGTGGTCGACATCGGCAAGGTCAGCTTGAAAGGCAAAACCGGCGACCAGATCCAGGAAGAACTATCGGCCATCTTCTCGAAGGTGGGCGACGACCTGGCATCGTTCAGTGTGGCCGGCATCACTCAGTTCCAGAAGGTGGGCGAGGGTGCACTGGAGACGCTGGCACGTGTGGCAGTGAACTACGCCAGCCTGGATGCCGTCCTGGCCAGCGTGGGTAAAACGTTCGGCGCCACCGGCGTGGCCAGTCTTGGCGCGCGCGAGGACCTGCTGACACTTGCGGGCGGGATCGATGAGCTGGCCAGCCAGACGGCCAGCTTTGCCGAGAACTTCCTTTCCGAGTCCGAGCGTCTGGCGCCGGTGCAGAAGTACGTCACCGACCAGCTGGCATCGATGGGCCTGTCGGCGCTGCGCTCGCGCGATTCGTTCAAGCAATACGTCTTGGGCCTCGACCTCACGAACGTGGCCCAGCGCGAGCAGTACGTCGCGCTGATGGACCTGCAGGAAGCGTACGCCAAGCTGTATCCGGAGATCGAGGATGCGACGAAGACCCTGGCCGATGCGCGCTCGGAACTGACCGATGCATACAACGCCGAGAATGATGCGATCAGTTCAACGATCGACCGCATGGGCTCGTTCGCCGCAAGCCTGAAAAGCCTGCGGGAGAACGCGCTGCTGGGCGGCCTGTCGCCGCTGTCGCCGCAGGAGAAATATGCGGAGGCGAAGGCGCAGTACGAGACGGTCTTGGCAGCGGCGCGCAGTGGTGATGAGTCGGCGCAGTCGAACTATTCGGCCGCGTTCAACTCGTTCCTCACGGCGTCGCGCGCGGTGTTCGCCAGCAGCGGTCAGTACCAGGCCGACTTCGCGTATGCGCAGGCATCCACGGCAGAGGCGGAGCGCTGGGCGGGTGCGCAGGTCGACGTCGGCAAGGCGCAGCTGGACGCGTTGAAGCTGTCGGTGAGCGGCCTGATCACGATCGACAAGTCGGTGCTGTCGGTGCGCGATGCGATCCTGCAGGTGCGCCAGCTCATGGGTACGACGGCCCCGCTGACACCGGGCGTCATGGCCGCGCCGCCGATCAACATGCCGACGCCGGTGATGTATGCCTCGTACGGGGCAGACAACACCGTCGCCCTGGTGGCTGAACTCAAGTCGGTGCGCCAGGAGCTGGCCAGCCTGCGCGCGGAACAGGCCGTGCAGACCGGGCACGTGATCGAGGCAAATGCACGGGCGGCGCGTGAGAGCGCTGTGCATGTCGCAGGCGCCACCACGACGGGGTTCAAGTCCGTCACCAACAGCGAACAAAGGGTTGCACTCGCATGACTGATGCTCAAGTCCTGGCCTGGCTGAAAAGCTCGGCCGCCTATCGTGTCGTGCTCATCGAGGCGGCTGTGCAGATCGGTGGTGTGGAGTCCGTCGTGTACCTGGCGACGAAACCATTCACCACCGGGCCCGGCGACGCGCCGGCGAACACCACGTATCTTCCCATCGCCACTGTCGGTAGGCTGTTCACTGAGCGGCTGCTGCTGGACGGCGAGGGCGGGCTATCGGCAGGCGAACTCGAACTCGAGAACGTCGGCGGCGCGCGCGATGCCTGGGCCGGGCCTGGGTACATCTGGAACAATCGGGCGATCAAGGCGTACATCGGCGATGTGCGCTGGGGGCGCGCGGACTTCCGGATGATCTTCAACGGCATCGTGGCCGACATCGCGCCGCGCGGCCGCCAGGCGCTGGCGCTTAAGCTGCGCGACAAGATGCAGCGGCTGAACACACCGGTCAGCGAGGCCAAGTTGGGCGGCACGAGCGAGCAGCGGGATGCATTGCTGCCGATCGCGCTGGGCCAGGCGTTCAACGTGACGCCGCTCCTGATCAATGCGGCGATCCTGAAGTACCAGGTGCACGCCGGCGCGATCGACTCGATCATCGAGGTTCGCGACAACGGTGCGCCGGTGGCGTTCACCCCTGGCCTCGCGGCTGGCACGTTCCAGTTGCAGTCGGCGCCGGCGGGCGTGGTCACCGCGTCCGTGCGTGGCGCTGCGGCCGGCGGCTACGTCGACACCGTGGCGCAACTGGTCAAGCGCCTGGTCACCGGCTACGGCAAGGAATCCGACCGATTCGCTGATGCCGATCTTGACCTGGCCAACATCGCCGCGTTCGACGCCGCGCACCAGCAGTCGCTGGGCGTGTACTCGACCGCGCGCCAGAACGTGCTTGCTGCCTGCCAGATGCTTCTCGGCAGCGTCGGCGCCCAGCTGGTGATGTCGCGCCTCGGCCTGGCGCGGCTGATCAAGGTCGCGCTGCCAGGCGCCAGCACGCCGGTGGTCATCCGACCGGAGCACATGGTCGATGGCACGCTGCAGCCGGCGGCACGCACTGACGTCGTCGGCGCCGTCAAGCTCGGCTTCGCGCGCGCATGGACCGTGCAGGACGCCGGCACGCTGGCCAACCTGCCGGAGGTGCACAAGGGGCTCTTCGCGGAAGAGTGGCTGACCACCACCAAAACCGACGCGACCACGCTGGCCACCTACCGCTTGAACGCAGAGCCGGTGCAGATCGACACCATGCTGCTCACGCGCGCCGACGCCGACGCTGAAGCCCAGCGCCGGCTCGATCTGTGGAAGGTGCCGCGCACCACGTACGAGTTCGAGGGCGTGCCGGAACTGCTCGCGCTCGAGCTGGGCCAGGCCGTCACGGTCTACGCACCGCGCTTCGGCATGGACGCCGGCGTGACCGGCATCGTTATTTCACTCGCACCTGACTGGGAAACCGGCCGGGTCACCGTTGGATTGCTCGTATGAGCACAGCACTGAACGACCGCGATGCGATCCTGCAGGCCGCCTCGGTGCGGGTCATCAACCCGAAAAACGCAGACATCCTGATGAAAGCGGAGCCGTCGCTGTTCCACGTCAATGCCGCCGGCGCGGTAGATGTGGCAGAAACCAAGATCACCGCAACCCTGATCGGCCTGGAAGGTGACGTGACGTTTACGGTGGATGGCGCGGTACTGACCAGCGTGACTGGGAAAACGGCCGTCGTGCGCTACATCGACATGCAGGGCCCGGCCGCCATCGTCACCGCGCGCATCGTCGCCGGCGGCCAGCCGTTCGCGCAGAGCTGCATCATTGGCGTCGTGCGCGATGGCACCAACGGTTCAGACGGTGGGTCTGGCGCTCGCGGTGCCGGCATGTATTTCGCTTCCGGCAATGCCTGGTCGGATGGCACGGCTGACGCAGCAACGCCGGGCGGTAACGTGCTGGGCGATGTCGTCACGATCTCGAACGGCGGCACGTACGCGATGACCAAGCGGTGGGACGGTGCGAGTTGGCTGGTGATGGGCGCGATCTTCGACGGCAGCCTGTTCGTGACAGGGTCGATCAATGGCGCTGCTCTGAAGGCTGGCACGGTCAATATTTTCGCGCCCGACGGCACGTTGTTGCTGGGCGCCGGCGGCGAGTTTGGCGCGAAGGTGCGTGCGAGGAATCTCGTCGTCGGCACGCCTGACAATATCGTACCCGATCCGGAGTTTCGGGATTTGACGTGGTGGGACCGAGTGGGGCGGGCGTCGGTTTCTTTTTGGGCTGATCAGGGCATTTCGACTTTTTGGCAATCCGGCTCGTCAATGTATCTGTCGGCCAATGCGGGCGAGTCATTATCTACGTCGCGTTCGTTCCCGGTTACACCTGGCGCGACGTATATAATCAAATGCCAAGTTTCCTTGTCCAATGATTTTAACGGCTACTTTTCCCTATTCGCGACCATTCCCGGCTATGTCGATCATAATATGACGGGCGAGCGTGTCAGCGAAAATTGGAACGACGGCATGCCAGTGCATTTGAATTACGCATCTCAAAAAGGCGGCCGCACATTCGTTACAAAACTCACTTTGCCAGTTTCGGGTACGTTATCCAAAGCCGTCATCCAAATCCGTAACCGCCATACGATCGGGTCCATTGAAATCGGCAGCTTGAGTATCACCCGCGTGGCCGACGGCTCACTGGTGGACGACGGCGCGGTCGAAGCGCGCCATGTCAAGACTAAGTCCTTAACTGCTGATCTGATAAACGTCACGCAGATTTCAGCAATTAGCAGCACTATCGGACGGTTTGCCACTGCTGATAGTGGGGCGCGCGTTGAAATCCGCGACAACATAATCGAAGGGTTCAATGTGAATAATACGCGCCGTTTCAGAATTAGCGCGTGACGTCATGCCGCTTACCATATACGACAGCAATGGCAATTACGTGTGGGATACCGACAGCGTCGCGGGCGGGGTGATCGCGGCGACGCTGAGTTTCGCACCGACGACGACGGGCGTCTGGGAGTATCCAGCATTCGCAGGGCGCCAGGCATTCATCGTCAATACTATCGGCTTGCCGTCCGAAGGCGATCCGGGCGTCGACCTCAATATGGACGCTGGATACCCCCGCGTGATCGTCCGTTCGGCCAACCGCGATCGAAGCATCCTTTTACTGGTCCGATAATGGCCGAATTCACTTTCACAAACACCAGTGGCGAATTGACGTTATCCGCCGACGCGGTAACTTACGGCTACATTGGGCGCGCACAATTCCTCGCCATCGACGCGCCACAAGGGTCCGCGTCGTACCGCGCTCGAAGCTACGCAATATATAGCATCGAATGGGCAGGGGAGATACTTCCCGCGATCGCGCTTCACCCTGGGCGACCTGTATATATCAGTTCCATGTTCCGAGAGGGTAACACCTGGATTCTGTATGTATCGTGTGGGAATGGCACATACGACAGCTTAGGTTTTGACAACCTTGAGCCAGTCGAAATATTCGTTTTCGCTGCACCGCAGCCCGGCGTGCTGACCGGGTTCAATTTATTTAGTTCTGACGGGTCCACGATCACCGCCGACCTTATGCGCAGGCCGATGACGTTTAACGCGCTGGCGATTTTTAACGGCAATCAGAGCAGCGCGCAGATACCCGGAAACATCGGGCCAATGGCTGTAATTGGTGGGCCGGATAATTATCGAAAAACAAGCTCGTACGACGGCAGCTTATATGTCAATCGAACTTATGATAAATCGTGGCTTTGGAATGGCGCGTCGACGTTAAGTAAGACCGACTCATTACGGCTTTGGACGCGCGAGGATACCGGGTTCGGGTCGGTTGACATTATGCGCAGCTCCATAGCAATCATTATTTCAACTTCGGGATTATAAGCATGCCCATCATCAAGCAAGTCAAGGCCGACAACGGCGTCACGTTGGGCTATCACCGCGTGCGTGCGATCGAAATCGATGCAGTAGCGGGAGTGATTTCCGTACGCGTCCAATCCTATCGTGAAGAAGCTGACGCAATCGCAAAATTGCCTGTGGCATGGGAGTGGAATCTTGTTCCGTCGGCAGGGGCTATGGGTGCGCCCGCAATGATTCTTGCGATTGAAAAGGCGCTCGCTGACGTCACAGGTTCCCCGTTTATTGGCGGTGGTATCGTGGTAGATGCAGCGGATGAACTCTCGTCTATCAAAGCGCGGAAGCGAGCGGAAATCAACGCGTGGTGGTTGGCAGCGAATAACGGCTACTTTGAATTCAGCGGCAAACGCATTGCCTACACGGAGTCAGATCGAGTAGACATTCAAGGCATCAACAACGTCGTTGCGCTGACAGGTGCAATGCCCACCAACCCAGATTGGCCCGCAGCCTGGAAAGCCATCGACAACGAATGGGTGCCACTCCCAGACATCGGGGCATGGATCGCATTCAATGTGGCCATCGCCGAGCGCGGCACAGCGCATTTCAAGCACGCGCAGGAGCTGAAGGCGCAGCTGGATCTGGCGACTACCGCCGCCGAAATCGAATCAATCACCTGGTGAGCGCCGGATGCCCAATCTGAGAATCGTTTCCGACAACGCTATCGAGCGCGCGACCCTGATCGCATCGAGCACGGCCGGCGCGCTGGCCGTTGCCAACTTGGCTGCCGCGCAGTTCTACCCGGTGTGGCGCGCCACCAGCCGCGACGCCCGGGTCACCGCCGTCTTCGACAATGTCGAGCCGATCGGCTTCGTCGGCCTACCGTTCTGCAACCTGTCGCCGATGGCGCGGCTGCGCGTGCGCTTGTCGGGCGAGGCGGCCATCACGAACAACCGCACCTACACGGAGGCATTCGACAACGCCGCCTGGACGAAGAGTGCCGTCACGGTGGCAGCCAACGCGGCGGCGGCGCCTGACGGTGCCGTAACGGCCGATCGGCTGATCGCGACAACGACGAGCGGCGCGCATTACCTGCAGCAGGGCATTGGCTCCGTGGCCGTGGGTGACGTCCGGACTGAGTCGGTGTTCGTGCGCAGGGACACCGGCGAGCAGTTTGTGCGCCTGGTGCTGGGCGCGGGCTTCACGAACGTCGGCGCCTACTTCGACCTGACCAGCGGGCAAGTCGTTTCGGCTTCGAACTGCACGGCACGGATGGACGCATACCCTGGCGGCTGGTACCGCTGCAGCATCACGGCGACAGCCACCGCGGTGGGCAGCTCGTCCATTCAGATTTTCAGCCATCGGACCAGCGCGGGCGCGGCCTATGCAGGCGATGGTGCCGCCGGCATCCTGGTGTGGGGCGCGATGGGGGTGGTGGGGCCGGAAACCGGGTCGTACTATCCGAGCACGAGCGCCGCGGCGACGCGCCCGGCAGGTTACATCGACAGCTGGCAGTCGTACGACTACGACAGCGGCCTGGTGCTGGCCTGCCCAGCGCCGGCGGTTCGGCTGCGCGGCTTCACGCCAGCGCAGGCCGCCAGCGCGTACGCCTACGGTGGCGGCGCGTACGCACGCCACTGGCTGCCGGTCGAGATCGCCGCGCGCGCCGTGGCGGTTGACATCACGGATCCGGACAACCTGCAGGGCTACATCGAAGCCGGTTGCATGGTGGCCAGCTCGTTCTGGTCGCTGACCTACAACGCCTCGGCCGCGTCGGTGACGATGGTCGACCGCACCGAGATCTCGCACAGTGCCGCCGGCGGCCAGCTGGCCGACCCGGGCACGATGAGCCGCAAGGTTCCGGTCGATCTGCGGGCCATGCCGGCGGCGGACCGGGCCAGGTTTCTGAACCTGGTGCGCAACAGCCGTGCGCATCCGATCCTGCTGTCGGTGTTCCCAATGCATGCCGACGCCGAGCTCGAGCGCGACTTCATGGTGTACGGCCGGCGCACCAAAGACTCGGACCTCGCCTACCAGTTCATGAACGCGTACGCGACCACGCTCGAGGTTGAAGAAATCTGACATACACGCAACTCAGCCAGGCCGCCTCGAGCGGCTTTTTTTACGCCCATCGAAAGGCACCAATGAGCATCAGCAAGACCACCCCGCCGGAAGTCGGCAGCTACGCCGGCGCCGCAGTAACGGTCGCCACCTCCCTGACCCTGACGCAGGTCGGTGTCATCGTCGGCATCCTCACCGCGCTGCTGACGTTCCTGCTTAACGCCTGGTACACGCACCAGCGCAACTCGCGCGAGAACCGGCTGGCCGAGCTGGAGTGCCACGAACGGGAGGTGCGCCTGGCGCAATTCCTCGCGCAACTGCAGGCGCCCGAAGTAAAGCCATTTTGCCCACCACTGGAGAAACCATGAAATTCATCGACGACGCACGCGCGCAGTTCCCCAAACTCTGGTCGGTACGTTTCGCGCTGCTGGCCGCCATCGCTTCGGCCATCGAGGCCGGCATGAACCTGTACGCCAGCGGCACCGCGCCGCTTCTGGTGGTGGCCGCCGGCCTGACCTCGCTCGGCGCCGCGATCGCGCGCGTCGTGGCACAACCGTCGGTGACCGGCAATGGTTAAGGGCGCACCAACCCAGCGGCGCGGCCTGGCCGCGCTGGTCGGCGTCGTGGCCGCTACCGCGCTGTTGAAATTCACGCCGCCATTTGAAGACACCAAGTTCACCACCTATCGCGATATGGCCGGCGTGCTCACGTACTGCACCGGCGCCACCGAGAACGCGGCGTGGGGCAAGACGTACACGCCCGCGCAGTGCCGCGCCCAGCTCGACCGCGACCTCGAGCGGCACGCCGCTGGCATCGCCATGTGCATCCCGCTCGCTCGCCTGACCGATGGCCAGAAGGTGGCCTTCGTCGACGTCGCCTACAACATTGGCGTGAGTGGCTTCTGCGGCTCGAGCATGGCGCGCCGCACGAACGCTGGCGACATGGTCGGCGCCTGCAATGCGCTGCTGATGTGGAACAAGGTCGGCGGCAAGGAAGTGCGTGGCCTCACGCGCCGGCGCCAGGCTGAGCGCGAGCTGTGCTTGAAGGGGCTGCCATGATCCCGGTCCAGTACCGCGCGCTGGCGGCTGGCCTGGGCCTGATGCTGGCGATGGCGCTGGCCGGCGCGGCCGGCTGGTTCACGAACGGCTGGCGGCACGACGCCGAGATTGCCGAGTTGCAGCGCGCGCACGCGGAAACGATGCGCACCCAGTCGGAGCTGGCGCTGACCACGCTGCAGGCCGACGCCGCACGCATCACCACGGCGGCCACCGAGTTCGCCGCCATTCAATCCACCCTGGCGCCGAGAATGTCGGCGCTCACCAAGGAGCTGCGCAATGCGAAGCCTCTGCCTGCTGGTTGCGTGCCTGATGCTGACCGCGTGCGCAACCTCGACGCCGCAGTCGAAGCCGCCAACAAAAGCATCCCTCGATAGCGCGCTGGCCGCGCCGTGCCCGCTAGTCGAGCGCCCGGCCGCGCCCGACTACGACGCGTGGCAGGCCTGGGCGATTGAGCTGCTACGCCAGTATGCGAAATGCGCGGCGCGCCACGCGAAGACGGTTCAGGCCTGGCCGAAATAACGTTACGACGCTGGGCGTGCTTTAGTGACACGCGCTAGGTGCTTTGCAACACGACGTTTGTGTCGCGACTTGCCACTTACTTTACTAACGGGTGTTGCGTCATCGAGGTCCATAGAGCCAAGAAACTAGCCTTAGCAAAGACGGAATGCACATGAGCAATAAATTCTTCGAAATTGAAGGGCTTAATGAAGCAAGCGTCGAACCCTACTTGTTTAACGTCGCGAAGATTTTCGTCAGTACTCAAACCAGTCATTGCTATTAGATGAGTGTCACTGCTGTGAACGCTTTCTTTCAATGCCGTCGCAAGCTCAAATCCAGACATGCCGGGCATACTTAGATCAGAGCAAGTTACGAATGGACGAAAATCTACAGCTTCAGAGAGAGCTGATTCGCCACTGAACGCTAGCCGCACCTCGTAACCCTCTAACTGCAAAAGCACTTGAAGCATTTCTGCAGCGTCTTGGTTATCGTCAACGACGAGAATTCGATTCTGCGAAGAAATATTTTGCATAGTTCATACTGTTAGGGCAGGAGTTGTCGGCAGTTTAACATTCACCGGCGAAAGGGCCAGAACGGGAACGTTGCGTTGCGACAACGATACCGTGACCAGTTCTATCGTTGTCGTGGCTACTGTGCTAAGTGGGCGGCGTGCGGAGCGAAGACGGTTCAAGCTTGGCCCAAGTAAAACCGCGTCGCGGACCGCCCGTGATCAGCACTCGCAGCACGACCAACGAGGGAACCTTCTGCTCGCGCATCACCCGCAGGCCGGCATTCAGCCCAAACGAAACTGCTACGTTGAATGCCAGGTCAACATACGCAGCCATGAGTCGATCAGCTCGCTTTTCCATCTGCGAATGATTGCACGACGGTCGCGGTGACGATTGACTTGAATCAAATGAAGCCCATGCTGACTAGGGGGATGCGCAATGCGAAATCTCTGCCTGCTGGTTGCGTGCCTGATGCTGACCGCATGCCCAACCTCGACGCCGCAATCGAAGCCGCCAACAAAAGTACCCCTCGATAGCGCACTGGCGGTGCCGTGCCCGGATGTAGCCTTCCCGGCAGCCGCCAACTTCGACGCCTGGCAAGAGTGGGCGATCGGGCTGCTGCATTAGTACGCTACGTGCGCAGCGCGCCACGCGAAGACAGTGCAAGCGTGGCCGCAGTAGCGCTGCGCATCGGACCGCCTTTCAGCAACACGCGCTGCGCGACCTGAGTAGCGATACTCAGCTCTCGCGCGGCCTCAACGCCTGCTGACCAGCCAAACGCGACAGCAACTGCCGCCGCTAAATCGACATGAATTGCGGTGAGTTGATCGATCCGATTCTCCATTTCGCAATACTAGCGCGTAGGTATAAAGTCCGGCGCTCCGCATAAAGACGGGCAAGGCCTGGTCGAAATAGGGTGCTAGTTGTCGGCCGCGCCTGCCGCGCGGGTAATGGCCCGGCGGGTGGCGGCGCCGGCGTCGTCCCCGTGCTGCTCGCTTACCCATTCCTGATCGGCATTCATTGCCAGCGTGGCCTGCTCATGGACGTAAACCTGAAGTCGGCGCCTAACGAGCAAGTCGAGCGCATCACCGCCGAAGGTGAGCGGATTCCAACTGTGCACGAGCGATCCGTCGGCGAAGTGCACATTGACATAGCCTTCGCCATCAACGACGTCCACGCGCGCGGCACCGATCGCGCGGGCGGCCCGTTTTAGTAGCACCAAGTCAGCGGCGGGAATGTCGACGCGTGGCGCCGCCGGCAGTTCGTCCAGGTCATCGTGAATCTCGTTGCCCAT